CACGGCGCATTCGACAGAGTTGCCTGCCCTTTGGCCTGGCTTGCCTGGCCTCGGCCCTGACCCATGACCCAACGCCGCCCCGCTCGACCGCGATCGCCTGGCCGCCGCGGCCCGCCCGTCGCCGCGGCCGAGGTCGCACCGGTCGCCGGCGTCGAACCGGCCACCGCGGGATCCCCGGCCGCGACCCGTTCGGCCTTCGATCACCTGCTGGGCCCGCCCGTTTCCCAGGAAACCCGGTCGACGTACGACCTCAAGAAAGAGCGCGAGCGCCGTCGATCGGCCGCCGCCTCGATCCGCGGCCGCGACGTCGGCGAGATCCCGCCCCCGCACGATCCCGCCCGCCGCCGCGCCGCGTCGCGCTCCGTTCGGAAATGGTGCTTGACCTACGTCCCGCACTGGTTCGGGCACGCCTGGTCGGCCGATCTGATCGAGCTGGCGACGCTCTCCGAAAAAGTCCTGATCGAGGGCGGGCAGCAACCCGTCGCGATGCCGCGCGGCGGCGGGAAAACAACCATGGCGAAGGCCGTCGCGCTGATGGGGGCCCTCGAGGGGCATCGGCGTTTTCTGGTTTTGATCGGGGCTAACAAAGAGCTGGCCGACGATCTGCTCGACGCGCTGAAGTATGAGCTAATGACGAACGACAAGCTGCTCGAGGACTATCCCGAGGTTTGCGTCCCCGTTCGCAACGTCGGCGGGATCGCGAACCGCTGCAACGGTCAGACGTTCCGCGGGGCGTCCACGTTCATGGAATGGGGCCGCAGTCGGATCGTCCTCCCGACGATCGAGGGATCGAGGGCCTCGGGCGTCGTTCTCGTCGCGAAGGGCCTGACGGGCGGCCTCCGCGGTTTAAACCTCAAGGGGATCCGCCCCGACTTCGCGCTCCTCGACGATATCCAAACCGATCAATCGGCGAGATCTCAGCGGCAGATTCGGACCCGGCTCAGGCTCGTCAAGCAGACCGTTCGCGGCCTGGCCGGCCCTGGGAAAGAGGTCGCCATTTTCGCGATGGTGACGATCATCCAACCCGGCGACGTCAGCGACCAGCTGCTCGATCCCGCGCTGAACCCCGACTGGCAGGGCCGCCGCTACAAACTGCTCTATGAGTTCCCGAAAAATCTCGAGCTTTGGCGAGCGTACAACGACGCCCGTCAGCAGGCCCTCCGCGGCGGCGCTCGAGGCCGCGATCGATGGAAGGCCGCGAACACGTTCTACCGCAAGCACCGCCGCGCGATGGATCTCGGCGCGGTCGTCGCCTGGAAGGCCCGCAAACTGCCCGAGCAGCTGAGCGCCCTGCAATTCGCGATGGACCTCTATTTCGACGACGAGCAGGCCTTTCTGGCCGAGTACCAGAACACGCCCGCCCCCGACGAAAAGGCCGAGGGCCGCGAGCTGACGGCCGACGAGCTGGCGACCAAGATCAACGGCCTGGCCGAGGGGATCGTCCCGCTCTCCGCGGCACGGCTGACCGCGTTCGTCGACGTCCAGCATGAGCTGCTCTATTGGGCCGCCGCGGCCTGGTCGGACGACTTCACCGGCTCCGTCCTCGGATACAACGCCTGGCCGCAGCAGGCCCGGCGCTACTTCACCTACAAGGACGCCGCGCCGCGGCTCCCCGACAAGTACCCCAAGCACGACAAGCAGGCGGCCGTTCGCGCGGGCCTGATCGATCTCGCTCGCTCGCTCCGCTCGAGGACCTGGCAGCGCGAGGGCGGCGGCCAGGCGGGCGACGCCTCGCTCGATCTCTGCCTGGTCGACTGGGGAGATGGCGAAATGACCGCGACGATCGCCGAGGTCTGCCGCCTCCCCGAGTTTTTAGGATGGCTGATCCCGGCCCGCGGCATCGGTCTGACGCCCGCGTCTAAACCCATGCACGAATGGTCGAGCGGCCCCGGCGAAAAGATCGGCGATCATTGGTTTCTCAAGATCTCGAAAGCGTTTAAGGTCCGCGCCGTCGACGTCGACGCCAATTTTTGGAAGAGCTTCACGGCCGAGGGCCTCGGCCAGGCGAAGGGAAACCGCGGGGCGATCACGTTCTACGGCGCGCCCGGCACCCGCCACGATATGTTGGCCGATCACCTCACGGCCGAGAGTCGTCAGCGGCTTCGCAACGAAAAGACCGGCCGCTCGGGCGACGTTTGGAAGCTCAAGCCCGGCCGCCCTGACAACCATCTCGGCGACTGCCTGAGCGGCTGCGCCGTCGGCGCGTCGCTCAAGGGATGCAAGCCCGGCGACCGCCAGCAACAAACCCAACCCCAGGGGCCGCGGCCGACGCCCGGCTCCGCTACAACCGAGCGGCGAAAAGTCCGCTCCCTTTTCTGAGGATCCGCAGCATGACTAAGAAACGAACCGCCGCGAGCGCTCCCGCCCTGACCCTGCTCAACCGGATCAAGGCCGACCAGGCCGCCGAGGCCCAGCCTTCGGCGATCGAGCAGGCCCATCATTCTATGGGCATCCCATGCCGAATAGTCGAGGCCGACGGCCCGCCGACGACGTTCGAGCAGGTCGACCGGCTGCTCGAGGCCGAGGGCGACCTCGATCTCGGCCCGTCGCCCGTCGAGGATCTCGAGCAGGCCCCGCCGCGGCCCGCCGCCGCCGTCAGCTCGCCGCCGGCGAACCGCCTGACCGCGGCCGAGGCGAAACCGGTCGTCGACGGCGCTCTGACCCGCTGCAAGAATTGCGGATCGACCGACCGCACCGCCTACGCCAACCGCCGCGAGCTGCGGCACGAAGGGACCACGCCCGACGGCCTGCCTTATAATCTCGTCGTCTGGCGCGATACCCGCTGCGCGGCCTGCTTGCAGCTCCGCTGCGATCGCCACTATGAGCAGACGAGCGGCCAGGTCTGACCGGCCGCCGCGGCCTGCGCTGCGCTCCGCGTTAAATTCCGTCGCCCCCGCTGCGGGCCCTCTGGGAAATGAGGCGCTTCGCGCTCTAGGGTCGCGGGCATGGCAGACAACGCCCACCGCATCGCCGAGATCCGCGCAATCCTCCGAGGGGGCGCGACCACGGTCAAAACCGAGGGCGTCGAAGTTTCTTACGACTTCGACCAGCTCCGCGCCGAGCTGCGCGAGCTAATGGCCGACGACGACGATCAGCGCGGGCGTCGACCGGTCGCGTCGCGGTTTAACCTCGGCGGCTTTTAACCAGGGGCCGCGATGGCAATCAAAAAGCACGCCGCCCCCGCCGCCAAGGCCCTCGCCCGCAAGCCCTCGAGCAGCTCGAGCCCGGCCCCCGCGCCGAGCAGCTCGTCGCCGCCCGTCGCTAAAAAGTTCGCCTCGACCACGGCTTACGATGCCGCCGACCAGGCGAACCGCCGCCGTCAGCCCGCGATCAACTTCCGATCCGAGGACGACGTCTTAAACCCGACGCGCCGCGCAAAAGTCCAGGCTAACGCCCGCGACCTCGCCCGCAATTTCTCGATCGCCAGCTGGGCGATCCGCCGCCACCTCGACTACGTCACCACGTTTGAGCTTCACGCCAAAAGCAAAGACCGCGGCTTTAACCGCGAGTTCGAGGACTGGTTTTATCGGATCGCCCGCTCGTTTCAGTTCGACGCCGCGGGGCGTCAATCCTGGGACAACGCAATCAGAATGCTCGAGTCCCAGACCGTCCTGACCGGCGACAACGGTCTGATTATGCTCGCCGACGGCACCTTTCAAGGGATCGAGGGCGACCGCGTCCGCGACATCACCGACGCCCCCAAGCGCTCGGGGCGATGGGTCCAAGGGATCAAGGTCAACGACGCGGGAAAGCACCTGGCCTATTGTGTCGGCCGCCGCGTCGGCAACGGCTTCACGTTCGAGCGCGTCATCCCCGCCGGCAACATGGTGTGGCATGGATGCTACGACCGCTGGGATCAGATCCGAGGGATCAGCCCGATCGTCGCCGCCCTCAACCCGCTGCGCGACGTCTACGAGAATTTCGATTACGCGCTGGCGAAAGCGAAGGTCGAGCAGCTTTTCGCGCTGGTCCTCACCCGTAAAGCGCTCGACTCGATCGGCGACGTCACGAACCCGACCGAGGACGCGCTCGCCCCCGATGAGGTCAAGCGATCCGAGTATGAGGTCAACGTCGGAAAAGGTCCCGTCCTGCTCGATATGGATCCCGGCGACGACGCGAAGTTTCTCGAGAGTTCGCACCCCTCGACGCAGTTTCAAGACTTCACGCAGCTAGTAACCGCGGTCGCGCTTAAAGCGCTCGATATTCCCTACAGCTTTTTCGACGAAGCCCATACGAATTTTTTCGGCTCCCGCGGCAGCTGGTTGCATTACGAGCGCGCTTGTCGCACGAAGCGAAACCTACTGGCCGCCCATCAAGATCGGATGCTGATCCGCCGCCTACAGATCGCCCTGCTGGCGGGCGAGTTCGCGCTCCCCTCGGGGCAGACGATCGACTCGATCAACTGGGAGTTTGTACCGCTCGGGATGCCCTGGTGGCGACCGTCGGACGAGATCAACGGCGACGTGCAAGCGATCGCCGCGGGCCTCAACAATCCCGAGCGGATTTGTCGCTCGAGGGGCACCGGCGACCCCTACGAAAACATTGACGCAACGGCTGACGTTTTGGCCTACGCGAAAGAGCGGGGCGTCCCGCTCTCCCTGATGCCCGTCGCCTATCAAGAGGTCGTGATAAATGGCAAAGACAACCCCGAATAACCCGGCCGCCGAGCTGGTCACGACCGAGCGCAAAGCGCCGCGGCACGCCTTCACGTTCGAGGCCCCCGTCTCGGGCCTGGTCGACAGCATGCCGCCCGAAAAGGGCGACGCCGCCGAGGGCCCGCCGCCGCCGGCCCCGATCTCGATCCTCGCCCGATCGCCGCAGCCGCTCAACCATTGGTTTTGGGGTCGCATCGTCCACGATATGACCGGCATGAAGCCCGCGGGCGATCGGATTCAGCTCGACTGGTGTCACGACTCCGAGATCAATCTCGGATACCTCGACCAGTTCACGATCGACCCGGCCGCGGGCCTCACCGTCGCGGGCCAGCTCGTCCCGTTCGATCGCGAGGATAAGGCCTCTCAGGTCCTGCACAAGGGCCGCTCGGGCGTTCCCTATCAGGGATCGATCGACTGGTCTGGGCCTGGTTGTTTGCTTGAAGAGGTCGGCGAGGGCGTGACGGTCGACGTCAACGGCTACCAGTTCGAGGGCCCCGGCGTCGTCGTCCGTCAATGGCCGCTGACGTCCGTCGCCCTCTGCCCGTACGGATACGACTCCGACACCCGCGCCCAGTTCGCGGATCGCGACGATCGTCGCGACGAGCTGGCCGTCCGCTCTTTCTCGAAAGGTCCCCCGATGAGCAACACCAGCACGACCGCCGCCCAGCACGCCGACAGCCGCAAAGAGTTTGCGGCCGAGCTGAAGCGCTTCACCGATCAATTCGGCGGCGAGAAGGGCGCGAAATGGTACGCCGAGGGTAAGACGTTCGAGGCGTCGCTCGAGCAGCAGGTCGCCGACCTGACGGCCGCCATGACCGAGAAAGACGCCAAGATCGCCGAGCTGCAAAAGCAGATCGAGGCGGGCGCGCAAAAGCTCAGCGCCTTGAAGCTCGGCGAGACGTCGGGCGTCAGCTCGGGCGAGGCCGAGGGCGGCCCCGCCGGCAAAAAGGCCTTTAGCTCCGTCGTCCGTCTCAAAAAGTAAACCGCCGCGGGCCCCCGCCCGCCGCTCTGACCTGACAACACCGCCGCGGCCTCGGCCGCAAGTTACGAACCACCCCCAGCACAAGGACCGCGACAATGCCCGATTCCCTCTTCGCTCTCGCCGATCTGCTCAAGATCAACGACCTGAACCTCGCCGACCTCGAGGTGACGGATCTCCTGCAAGACGCGCCGCTCCTGGCCGCCCTGGCCGCCGAGACGGCGAGCAACGGCACGCTTCACAGCTATGTGAAAGAAACCGCCGCCCCCGTCGTCGGCTTCCGCGCCGCCAACGCCGGCCGCGACCTTTCGCATTCGACCGATACGGCCGTGACGATCACGCTCAAGATCCTCGACGCGAGCTTTCAGATCGACAAGGCCCTCGCCGACGCCTATATGAAGGGCGGCCCCGCGGGCCTGGTCGAGCGCGAGCTGAAACGGCACCTGCGCGCGGCCTTTGCTGCGGCCGAGCTGCAGATCGTCAACGGCGTCGGCGCAGATGCGGGCGGCTTCGTCGGCCTCACCGGCGCGTCGACGATCGACGCCCTCGCCGACGGCATGGTCTACAACGCCACCGGCGCGACCGCCCTCTCGAGCGTCTACCTGATCCGCACCACGCCCGAGGGGAACGACGTTACCGTCATTACGGGCAACGACGGGCAGATCAACGTCGGCGAAACGGTCGAGCAGCTGGTCAAGGACGGCGACGGCAAGAGCTACCCCGCCTACACGACGAGCGTCCTCGGCTGGCTGGGCTTGCAGATCGGCAGCGCCCAATCGGTCGGCCGGATCGCCAACATCGGCGCGGCCGCCGGCAAGACCCTAACGGACGCGATGCTCGGCGAGGCGCTCGCCCTCTTCCCGTCGTCGCGTCAGCCCAACCTGATCGTTATGAACCGCCGCAGCCGCAAGCAGCTGCAACTGAGCCGCACGGCGACCAGCACGACCGGCGCACCGGCCCCGCGCCCGGATGAATACGAAGGGATCCCGATCATCACCTCCGAGGCCGTCCTCAACACCGAGACGGCGGTCGCGTAGTTTCCACGGCGACCGACGGCGGCGGCTTTTCCCAGGAAAGGCCGCCCCGTCGGCCTGCCGCCTTTTCCGTTCTCTGACCCCAGGCCGCGACCATGCCGATCGGCGACGTCATCCTCGGCGCATTGCGAACAGCTCAGGCGACCCGCGGACTGCTGCTCACGATCCGCCGCGGCGACCTCACGACGGCCGCCGTCCCGGCCGTCGTCCACCGGTCAACCTGGCTCGAGGGAACGGTCGAGGGGACGATCGTCAGGATCCGCTGCCGCGACTTCCTGATCGCCGCCGCGGACTATCGCCTCGGCGGCGTTCCCGTCGTCCCGCAAGAACACGACGAGCTGATCGAGACGACCGACAAGGTCCGCACCTACGAAGCCCTCCCGGCCGCGGGCGAGGGGGCCGTCCGTTTTTCAGATCCGCACTACGTCACGCACCTGATCCACGCCAAGCAGACGGCCGAGGCCCCGCTCGCATGAGCAACCCGATCGAGATCGCCGCCGCCGTCGCCGCCACGATCAACGCGATCGACTGGCCGATCGACTGGCCGCCCGATCTCACACCGACCGCCGAGGGGGCGCTCGTCCCGCCGACGCTCGAGCTGCTCGAGCAGCTGGCCGATCTGACCGTCGTCGTCGCCCCGGCTTCCGAGAAGCGCGTCCGCGTCTCCCGTTTTAAACGCCTGGTGACGACGACCGTCGAGATCACGATCGCCGAGAAACTGCCGCCCGTCCCGGCCGACGCCGCGACTCGACTCGAGGCCCTCAACCGCCTGGCGCAATACCTGGCCGAGTTTTTCGGCGACACGCCCCGACTGACCGAGCGGCCCGCGGCCTGCGCGATGGATCCACTCGAGCGGGACCCGTTTATCGACGTCAAGCTGCTGAGGGCCTCGGGTCTATTCGCGACCGTTCTCAAGTTCCCTATTCAAGAGACGGAAGGGGGCATCGCATGAGCCGCGGCGGCCTCACCGTGAAAACGCGCGTCAAGCTCTCCGACAAAGGGAAGGGCCTCAAGCGAAAGGTTATCGCGACCGGCTTCAAGTCACTGGGCCAGGCCGCGGGCGTTCATAGAAAGATCGCCCGTAACATGGTGAAAGAGATCCCCGGCCCGGCCCCCGAGGGTACGCCCGTTCGCTCGCCGACCGGCCTCCTACGGACCTCGATCATTTACGCGATCACCGGCCGACGGACGGCCTACGTCGTCGGCACCGCTGAAAGCGTCATCGGGACCGTCGGCCAGCTCCATGAGTTCGGCGGCGAGGTCGGGCGACGGAAGGGCCGCGGCTTCGACACCTACGCCCCGCGGCCGTTTATGTCGGCCTCGCTCGAGAAGATACAACCGCGGCTCAACCGATTCTGGCGCGGGGCCCTGCGAACATGACCCGCAACGGATACGAGCAAACCCTCGCAATCAACACCGGCACGGCGACGGCCCCGACTTGGTCGGTCGTCGACGTCGCCGGCGACGCCTCGATCGACGACGACAGCGACGAGGTCAGCGTCGGCCGCCGCTCGGCCGAGGACCGCAAGCAGGCCGCCCGCTCGCTCGTCAGTCGCGGGATCGCGTTCGCGATCGAGGCCCCGACCACGGCCGCGGGCAGCACGCCCCCGGCCCGCCTGCTCGCCGCGTCCCGCTCCCGCGACGGGATCGTCGACGTCTGCGCGTTCGATTCGGCGACCGTCGCGGGCGGCGTCGTCACCGAGGGCCGCGGGATCCGCTTCGCGGCACTGGTGAAACACACCGACGACCAACCGCTCGGCGGCGATCGCTGGCTCGCAAATTTTGAATTGAAGCCCGGCCGCCGCCCGTCGAGCTGGATCGCCGCGGCCCTGCCTGCGATCGATTTTAACTACGTCCGCTCCCTGCTCGCTCCCGTCGAGCTGCTCACCGAGGGCGGCGTCGCTCTGCTGACCGAGGCCGACGTCCCGCTATTAACGGAAGGTTAAACAGTGTCGATCAAAATCTCCGACCTCACCGCCGCGGCCGCCGTCGACCTCGATCTCGCCGAGTCGCTCTTTCCCGTCGTCGTCGAGGCCGATACGCCCGACGGGACGAAGGCCCTCCCCTCGGGCGAGCTGGCGAAGTTCGTCATCGGGCGGATCGCCTGGAACGAAGTCCCGACCGGCTCGATCAATGGCAGCAACGTGACGTTCACTCTCGCCGCGGCCCCGCTCTCGGCCCGCCTGCTGCTTTTCCGCTCGGGCCTTTGCATGAAGCCCGGCGCGGGTCACGACTACACGCTCAGCGGCGCGACGATCACTTTCGCGACCGCACCGGAAACCGGCGAGAACCTGCTCGCCTTTTATCACCACTAACAGACCACCCCCTCGGCATTATTTTAGGAGTTCACAACATGGCAGAGACTCAACTCGGCGGCGGGCAGATCAAGGACGGCGGGATCACGGACGCCGATATCGCCGCCGACGCATATATCGACGGCGGCAAGATCGCCTCTGGCACCATCCCGGCAGCACAGCTGGCCGCGGGCGCGGCGGCGGGCAACATCGGAACGGGCGAGCTGGCCGGATCACAGATAACCGGCGGCTCGATCACCGCTACGGAATTGGCCGCGGGCGCGGCCGTCTCGAATATCGGCGCGGGCGGGATCACCGCCACCGAGCTGGCCGCGGGCGCGGTTGTTTCTGCGATCGGCGCGGGCGAGATCACGGACACGATGCTCGCCGCGGGCGCGGCCGTCGCGAACATCGGCGCGGGCGGGATCACCGGCACCGAGTTGGCCGCGGGCGCGGCCGCCGGCAACATCGGGGCCAATGAATTGGACGGCAGCGCGATCACCGACGGCACGCTCGGCGGCGGCAAGCTCGCCGCCGGCGCTGCGGCGTCGAATATCGGCACGGGCGAAATCGACCTGGCCTCACAGGTCGCCGGCCTACTCCCGACCGGCAATGTCGGCATCGCGCAGGGGTCGCTGATCGTCGGCGACGCATCCAACGCGGGCACGCCCCTGGCGCTTACCGCGGGTCAGATCATCGTCGGCGACGGCAGCGGATACGCCGCGGCCGTCACGATGAGCGGCGACGCGACGATCGACAGCTCCGGCGCTGTCACCGTCTCGATCGCCGGCTCGAGTTACGTTGATAACGAAGTACCGGCCGGCACGGTCGACGGCAGCAACGATACGTTCACGCTGACGGAGTCCCCGCTCGGCGGCTCCCAACACGTTTACGTTAACGGCCTCCGCATGAGCCCGACCGACGACTACACGATCACCGGCAACTCGATCGAGTTCGTCACCCCGCCGGCCAACGGCTCGAACCTGCTCGCCGATTACCGCTTCTAACCCACGGCCGCGGGGCCGCTGCGGCGGCTCCGCGTTCCGGCCTTAAACCCGCCCACGTTTCCCAGGAAAAGGATCCTCGACCATGACTAACGTATTGTTTGGCTTTCAAGGGGTCGCCGCGATCAACCGATCGGGCAGCTATGACGCGCCCGTCTGGTCGGTCCTCGACCTGGCGGGCGATATCAGTCTCGACGACGACAGCGACGAGGTTGACGCCGGCCTCCGTTCGGCTAACGGCGTCAAGCAGACCGTTCGCTCTCTGATCTCCCGCTCGGCGACGCTCCCGATCGAGGCCGAGGCGGGCGTCACGCCCGGCAACAGCTTGACCGCGACGAGCAACATCGCCGCCCTGCTCGGCGCGAGTCGTCAGCGTCAGGCCGTTTGCGACCTGGCGTTTTTCGATCCCGGCGCGACCGTCGTCGACGGCGAAGTCACCGAGGGGATCGGAATTCGTATGCTGAGCATGATCAAGCTGACCGACGACCAACCCCTCGGCGATCGCTGGCTCTACAATTTCGAGGCGAAGCCCGGCCGAGTTCAAGCCGGCGTCGAGGCCTACGCCGGCAGAGCGATCCTCGATACGGCCTACGTCCTGGCCGACTGATCCACGGCCGCCGCGGTCCCGCTCCGACTGCTCGCCGCCGACGACCGGCGAGCAGCTCGACCAGGCCGCGGCGGCCGGCGGTCAGGCCCTCCTGATCCCCGTCCCCGTCACCACGAAGCGAAGCGCGAACGATGCACAATTTCACCGACAACCTGGGCCGCAGCTGGTCGATCGAGGTCACGCCTTTCGAGGTCGAGCAGCTCCGCGGCCACGAGCTACAGATCGACCTGCTCGAGGCGGCCGTCCCCGATAAGGCCCTGGCGTTTTATGAACGAATGACCGACCGCGTTATTCTGACGCGCGTCCTTTTCGTCGTCCTCGGCGATCAGATCGAGAAGAACCTCGGGCCCGGCAAGAGCCCGACGGAATACGGCCGCGACTTCGCGAAAGGCCTCGGCGGCGACGTCCTCGACGCCGCGGCCCTGGCGTTCGAGGCGGCCCTCTACGATTTTTTCCCGAAAGCCCAACGCCCACGGCTTCAAGCGGCGGCGGGCAAGATCCGCGAGATCGAAGCGAAAACGGAATCGCGTCAGATCGCCCTGATCTCGAGCCCTCAGGTCGAGGACCTGATCGAAAAGACGATGAGCCAGGCCGAGGCGGCCGCACTCGATCACCTCGACCAGTATCGGCCGACGATCTCTGGCGCATGATTTGGGAAATCTCGGGCGAGCTGGGCGTCGACCCCTACCCGCTGACCCTCAGAAAATTGGTGTGGATGCTCGACGCCCGACGCCTGGCCGAATGGGATCGGGCGGCGATGATCGCCGCGATGATTTTCAATAAGGACCAACGCAAGCAGCTGCCGCCGCGAAGGTTTAACCCGTACCGCAACACCGCCGAGAAACGGCAAAAGCTCACCGCCCGACAAATGGGCCAATTCTTTCAAGAGGCGATCCTATGAGCGCGGGCGACGTCGAGGCGGGCAAAGCATACGTCCGAGTTACGGCCGACGATAAGGTCGCCCTAGCCGCGGTCGATCGCCTCAGCAAGCGATTCCGATCGATGGGCGCGACGATCTCAGGCGTCGGCGTCAAGATGGGCGGCTCGATCGCGAGCAGCGTCGGCGGGATCGCCGGCTCGCTCGGGATCCAACGGCTGAGCGCCGACGCCGCGGCCGCCGCGATGGTCGGCGCGGGCCTGATCTGGTCTAACGCCGCGAGCGCCGCCGTCGACCTGGCCGATCGCCTCGGGACCAGCGTCGAGGCCGTCACCGGTTTGAGCTACGCCGCCGAGCAATCGGGCGCGTCGACCGAGGACCTCGAGAAGGGAATGCAGAAATTGAAGCTCGTCATCGGCCAGGCTGCGGCGGGATCCAAGTCCGCGGCCGCGGCCCTCGGCGAGATCGGCCTCTCCGCGGGCCAGCTGCAAGGCCTCGCGCCCGAGGATCAGTTTCGCCTGATCGCCGACCGCCTGGCAGGGATCAG